TTAGGCGCTCTATTTATGAACAGCGGTATGTATATAAATCTGGATGATGGAGCTATGGCTTCTACAGGCTTTAGGATAACTAGTGCAGGTGCCGCATCATTTAAAGGAGGAATTGAGATAAATGCTTCAAGTAGCTTATCAAACTCTTTAACAATTGGAAGTGGCACTGGCTCTGTTACTGTAGATGGGGGTAATCAAAGAATTGTAATTACGGATGCTAGTAACCAAGAAAGAGTAAGACTTGGTAAGCTAACATAACCACCAAAAAAATAACACTTGACATAAAATGTCCCCTTTGTTATAATTTCATCATGGAGAACTTTAAATGAGCGCAGCTACTTACAACTTATTCATTGACCAAGGATCCGACTTTGCTGTTGACTTAGTAATCAAAGAATCGGGAACTGCTAAAAATCTGAGTAACTACTCAGGTCGTGGACAACTGCGCTCGTCTCATACATCGAGTACAATTGCAGCATATCTTAAAGTTACAGTAACAAATGCTGCTAATGGTTCCCTTAAAGTTGAACTTCCAAACAGCACTTGGACTGATTCTGGTGGCGTAAGTCGAGATGGCTCAAAAGATGTTGCAGCAGGACAGTACGTTTATGATGTAGAAATTTTTACAAACTCAGATGCTGTTGTAAAAAGAATTATACAAGGAACTGCTACAATTAACCCTGAGGTAACTCGATAATGCCTACTACAGCATCTACAGTAATTGAAGTAACAGAGACAGTTT